CTTGATGGATCTGGTGAATCTGGAATTACCCTTGACATAACAAAAGCTCAGATCTTTTGGGCTGACATTGAATGGCTTGGCCTTGGTACGGTGCGCCTTGGTTTTGTCATCAATGGCGTCTTCGTTCACTGTCATTCCTTCCATCACGCAAACCTAATTTCATCTACTTATATTACAACCGCATCCTTGCCGTTGAGGTATGAAATCGAAAATACTTCCGGCACTGCGGGCTCCAGTACCTTGAAGCAGATTTGCTCTACGGTTATTTCCGAAAGCGGATATGAGCTGCGGGGGCTTCAAGTTGCTGCTGGTATACCAATTAATTCACCAAGGACTCTTGGGACCGCAGGTACTTATTACCCTGTCGTTTCACTTCGCCTTAAATCAAGTCGTCTTGACGCAATTGCAGTTCTTAGCGCTTTGTCTGTAATGGCAATTAGCACTGGCAATTTTAATTGGCAAATCAAGACGGGAGGTGCGACAACTGGTGGTACTTGGGTTAGCGCCGGCGCTGACAGTGCAGTTGAGTACAACGTTTCTGGCACGTCCCATGCGGATGGCACTTCGATTGCGAGTGGATTTATTAGCTCAACCAATCAAAGTGGTGCCAGTGCAAATATTTCAGGTAATGATATCTTTAGGTTCCAGCTTGAAAGGAACTCGTTCACATCGACTCCACATGAATTGACTCTACTTGTTGCGTCTGATGGCGCCGATGATCAAGTGGTCGCTTCAATGGATTTTGAAGAGGTTTCTCGGTGATTGCGATAATGACTGCTTTGATCTACACTTTGATCTGACCACAATTTTTCTATGGCCACCGCTCCCACCCCTGGTATTCCCATGAGGCCAATTGATCGCTTGCGCAAAGCGGCAAATTTTGAACCCATCAAGCAGGAAATTGTGCTTGAAAATGGTGACGAGTTTGTTTTTTATGTAACGCCATTGACTGCGGCTGAGCGTGAAAAGGCACAGAAGGACGCAAAGTCTGAGAACGCGAACGACTTTGCTATGCAGCTTCTTGTTGCAAAAGCTCAAGATGAAAACGGAGAGCGCCTTTTTAAGGCTGGCGATATTCCTGTCCTTAAGCGCGAGATTCTTGATCAAGATTTGCAAAAATTGATTCTTGCTGTTCTTCGCCCCGATAGCGAAGATGGTGAAGTTGATATGAAAAGCGATTGAACAAGAGCTTGAGGCTGATAGCCGCCTGTTCTTTCAGCTCTCTCTCGCAGAGACATTGCACTGCACATTGCATGAGCTAAAGGATAAGGTCACTGATCAAGAGCTTCTACTCTGGTCTGCTTACTTTTCTATCAAGAATAGAAAGCAGAAAGAGGAGATGGAAAAAATCAAGCGTCAGCCTCGCCGCTAGCCGCCTCCGGGCGGCTTTTTCGTGTCTGGCTAGACTGATGAGAAGTCTAGGTCGATCAACGTGGCTCAAGTTGAGGCAAGAATTAATTTAATTCTTAGCGGTACAAGCGAGCTGAATAAGCTTAGCTCAAAACTTTCGTCGATTGAGGAAACCGCAAATTCAATACAAGATTTATTTAATCAAGGTGTTTTGGGGCGTGCAACTGATTTAAATACTTACGCCAAGTCCTTGAATGAAATTGGCAAGGCTGCGGCAAGTACAAGAGCCCAGGTATCTGCAATTGCCGATGTAAATGCAGAAATCAAAAAAGGAATTCTGATAGAATCTCAGCTTCGTCGTGAACGTTCAAGAACATCAAGGCTTTCTCGTGCTTTTGAGACCGAAACAAAGGGTCTTGATCAGACGAAAGGAAAATTAAAGGAAATCAAGCAAGAATTTCAAGAAATCTCCTCCGCGCTTAAGTCTGCCTTTAAGCTTGGCGATGTAAAAATTATATCTCAGCTCAGGAATGAGCTAAGTGCCCTTGTTGAAGATCAAAGAGAATGGAATAGAGCCTTAACTGGAACGAAAAATATTGGTGTTAATTCTGATCTATTAAAAGAGCAGGCTCGTAACTATACTCAGCAAATTGAACAACTTAGAAAAAGGGCTCTTGCCTTACAAGAAAACGAAGAAATTATTCGTCGTATTGCAGCAGCTGAATACAATTTAGTTCAACAAAGAGACAAGGCTACTGGGGCATTTACAGCATTTGCAGACCCTAGGCTTGGGCGAGAAATTCTGAATGGCGTTAAGTCTCAAATTTCAGCAGAAGAGCAACTTGCTAGAGAAAGAGCCAAAAACGCCGCTGATTACGCTAGGCAGCAAGAAGCCACTAGAAACGAAATATTTAAAACCATAAAAGCAGTTGGCGGAATTGCAAAAAAAGCTGGTGGCGCAACTTTTGATGCGATAACATTTGGCAAAGGAGCGGAGATTTCTCGTGGAGCTAGAAATGCTGCAATTCGTGGAGGCTTGGGCCTTGGAGCGCTTGGAATTGGCGGAGCTTACGCAACGACCCAGGAAGCACTTGGCAGTGTCAATTTAGGAATACTTCAAGGTCCAGCAGAAACGGCAGCAAAGGCAATTGGCGGGGCGCTAAATGGAGCATTTGGAGGTGTGCCCGCGATTATTAATGATATGCTTTCCGCTCTTGGCAACGTTCCAAGTTCGCTAGGTCTTGCGTCTGTTGCCGCTCTTGCTTTTGCGCCTGCGATGAAAACCGCCGCTGATGCGGTATTTTTGGCAGGCAAAAAATTTGGTGAAACAAAGTTTGGTGAAAACATAAAACTGACGCTTGACAGGCAGACAAATCTTTTTGAGTCTGTAATTAACAAGGCAACAGAAATGAACATGGTGCTTGACGCATCGCGTTCAGGTCTAGATGCAGTTGGCCGCAAGGTTCAAACAATTCCAACTCTTCCCGCTGCAGGCCAAACAGCCTTTGCTGGTGAAATGCGTCGTGGTCGCAGTGGCGCATTTATTGGCGGCGGGGCAAGAGAAATTAAAAATCCAGAATTTCTTGCAACAGCCGCTGGGACAATGGCTCAGCGCACTCAAGAAGCGGCAAGTGTTTCTTTGCTTTTTGCTGAAGGACTTGGGCGGGCCGCAGATGAGGCTAAAACAATTGCCGAGTACCTAAGGGAGGCCAACAACTTACGTTCTGCTGGAGAAAGCTCAACTCAGCGGTTTATTCGCAAAGCTGTAGAGCGTGGTCGGCTGATTAACGAAGACAGATCTAGTGCTAATTTGGCTCGCTTCAGATCCGCTAGGGCGCTTGCGGAAGAGGCCGGTACTCCGATGTTTGGCACACCATTGGCTCTTCCTGCTGCCGGCCAAACAAGTTTCAAGGGCGAAATTCGTCAAGCTGGTGAAGCCGCTGGAGAGCGCGGAGGAATGTTTCTCGGTGGTGGCGCAAGGGAGGCGATCAAGAATGCAGAGTTCTTGACAAATATTTCTGGTCGCATTGCAGCGAGAACTAAAGACGCCGCAGAGCAAACCTATCGGTATGCGCAAGGCCTGAAACAAGCAAGTGTCGAAGCGGCAGGTCTTTCATCTGAGCTTGAGAAGAGCGGCCTTGAAGAAGCCCTTCAGCTTCTCAAGGACACTAGAAACACTAGGCAAGATTTTCTTGGAAAAGCCTCTCCGGCGGAAGCAATTGATAAAATTGTTCGTGAGTTCAATACTGGCAAGCCAGTGGCGGGTGATGCTGCAAAAAATATTACTGAAACTTTTAACACAAATCTAAGCAAGGGCGCATCTCGTGGTGCTGCTGCAGCAAAATCTTTCGCTGAGGCAGCTGCGCAGGCAATCAAGGACGTGTTTGGAATTGCAAGCCCATCTCGCTTCATGATTGAGCTTGTCAGGAATCTTGTTGCTACATATATTGCGGAAATGCAAAAATCCTACCCTAGGATTCAGGCAGCAACAGAAAGGGCTTTCGGTGAAGAGCAGTTGGTAAGAGGTGTCAAGACGCTTGCCGCGACGAATAAAGGATTTGAGTTTACCGATCGGCCTTCAACAGGCTTCCGCCCCTTAAAGAGTATTCCCTTCAACGGAGGCGTCAGCACGCCTGGTGCAACATCTGAATTTGGAAACATGATGCTGCAATTCAGGAAAGATATAGCAGAGCTTACGACTCAACCGGAAATATATAGCAACCTTCTGACAGCGCTACCTGACTTTGCTATTACAACTGATCTGGCAGGAGCGGCAAGTCGTCGAGCTTTTGCGGCGGAAATTCCCTCGTTCATGTCTGCGCAAAGACAGCTTGGACCTGGCGAGCTTGAAAAAGAAATCGCTTCTGCTGCTGCAAAATATTTTCGTACAGTCAGGACTCCTGATCCTTGGGTTGGGCTTGTTGGTGACTATAAAGGGTTTATTGATAAAATTATTGCTGCTACACAAAAATTAAATCAGGGCCAACTAGCGCTTCCAGGCTCTCGTGTGGCTGGAGCACTCCCTCCTGCATCGCAAAATCTAACTGCCGCTCAAGAGCAAAGAATTCAAGAAGCCTATCGCAGATCCGAGGCTAGGGGATTGTCGGTTCTTGCCCAAGATGCGTTTAGTGCGTCTGGGCGCCCTGCCCTTTCTGCCGCGAATTTTGGATTCATGGCAGATTCAGCAAGGATTAGTCGTTTGTCCGGTATCGGCAGAGCCCTTCCGCCAGCAATTGATGTAGCTGGTTCAGAAGTTGAAAATCAGTCTCGCTCACTTCGTCAATCCGTTTCTGATCTTTTTGATCGAATTTCTTCCGGAATTCGCAGTTCATTTGGTGGTGGTGGAGCTGGTTTTGGTGGTGGACGCTTTGGTGGGGTTAGCGGTGGAGCAGGGGATTTTGGTGATCGGCTTGAGCGTGCTATTTCAAGCGGCCCCGAGGCTCTTCTCGGGCTTGAAGAGTTAGCCCGGCCAGCAACTGCATCAATTAGAGAACTTGAAGCGCTTAGCACAGTTCTCAAGGAATTCAGGTCGATTCTTGATCCAACAGTTGAAGGTTTTGATCGTCTTGACAGGCAGCTTCGTGAGACTGCCGCGAATCTTGATCGCCAGCTTGAGCGTCGCGCTCCTGATGC